CAGTATCAATAACATCGTTATGAGGACCATATACTTCTGTTTCTGGATTTTCAAATACAGGTATCCCGTATTCATCAATAAAACCCTCATAGTTCCACTCCATTGGAATAAAAAAAGAGTACAAACCCGAATTAGTTTGACCATTTCTGTTTCGTTTAGTAACATCTGAATTATAATATAACTTTTTAAAATTATCACCACCCTTGTCTAACGCGTTACACGTTGATCCCATCATACATTTTCCTATAATTCTACTACCTAATCGTAAAGTAGTTTTTGTTACCCTCCAGTTATTTAATATATTATCTGGTCTTTCCCACTTACCAGATTCATCATGTACTAGTAATTTAAGCTTTTCACCATCATAACTGTTATCACCTGTGTTTTTCCAGTCTATTGTTGTATCAAGACCTGTTAGCTCTTCAGGTTTATCATTGCTTGTTATTTTTCTTCTTGTAAGCTTTGAAGCTGGTACTCTATAAGCTAACTCTGTTTTTGGGCGATCCATACCATCTTGGATCGGTTTAAAAAAGAAAGGGTAATTAACTGATATAGGTACAACCTTGTCAGTAAACATTTTTTTAGCATCAGCACCAGACTTGGATAATATACCAAATCTAGCATCACTAGATATTGTAGCTAAATTAACTGTTTCACCTGAAGCCATAAATGAAAAACCAGATCGCCTGTTTTTGAGGTAACACATACCATAACATCTAGTATCAGCTTTACAAGCTTCCCAAAATATATAAAATAATCTATTGGCTTCTCTAAAATCAGGTTTACCTACATCTATTTTAGACCACTGAAGATACATATAGTGAGTACCGCTAATATAAGTAGCAAAACCCTTGTTATAAAACCAGAAACCATTTTCTCTTTTTCTGAATTCATCTTCTATGTAGTCTATATATTTTTCTTTAAAATTAGCTGGGTAATCTCTCCAGTCAAAAATTGTTTTTATTTGATTTAATTCTTTTGGATATGGTGTAACTTGCCATTTGTTTTTTTCAAACTTGTGTATTTTCTTTGGCTGTTTAGGTATTGCTATTTTTAAATTCTGTATGCTATACACATCACCTATCGTACCATCTTTGCTAATAACTACAACATCGTGTTCTTTATTATAGCCATATTTCCAAGCCTTTTTTTTATTAAGCCTTTTAATTGTATTTAATTTTATTGGCTTAACAATTTCACATAAACTTTGGTTATACATTACTTAGATCTTCTTTCTGCAAAACCACCAAAAGACTTTTGCTTAGTTTCTTTTACAACACCATCTAACATTGCTTGCTCAGACTCAATACGATTAAGTATTTCAAAAGCGTCAAATATAGCTAGCTTTTTTGTAGCAGCGGCATTTTTTAACCTGTCAGCAGAAACGTCATCTTCAGTTTCTACTATAGGTTCTTTAGCAACTTTAACCAACTCATCAACCGCTCTGTAACCAGCTTGGATTATATTCTTTTTCTTTTCCTTTGTACTCATATTTAATTTCAATAAAAATGTTTGGAACTCTGTATAATCTTTCAGCGCCTATGATAAACTCATACTCAGCTGCTTTATTATAACCTACTAGTTCGCCTTTTTTAAAACTACCATCGGAATATTTTACAATACCTATTTGATCAGTTTCAGATCCGTCTTGCTTTTGTATAGGCTTTATAAATGAATAACCTGGTAAAGCTTTCCACTCTACTATTTTTTTATAAGCAAATATCTGATCTACACTAACTCTGTATAAATCTTCTTTTATATAACTACCTGAATTACGCTCTTTACCTCTTGCATCATGCCATCTTCTAAATACATTATGATGTACGATTACCTCGTCATCTTCTTCAATCGGTGAGTTAAACTCTGAAGGTAAACCTACAACAACAGCCTCACGGCTAACATATTGATGGTTGTAAATTTCAGAGTTTAAAATAAGTTCTTTATCACCAATTTTTTTAGTATTATTGTATCGTTGCGTTTTAGGTTTTATTAAAAAATAAAACGTTCCTTTCATTAATACTCAAGATTATATTCAACTGATACAGCCATGTTTTTATTAAAATCTTTCCAAGGTAAAACCTCGTTGTTTTTTTCAATTAAAACACTAAACTTGTCTTTAGATTCTATGATGTCACATATAATATGATTACCATAAACTTCTTGACCAACTGAATAATGCATTGCATCGTTCTTGTAATCTCTACCTATGCTAATTTTTCTTATTAGTTTCATCTTTTATTTCTCCTGTATTAACATTAATATTTACAGACCCATACTTTTCTTCAAGTTTAGCCTGAAATTGTTTCATGTTACTATTTAGTTGATTAAATTGAGCTGCTAAGTTTAATTTACCTAGTTCAAGCTCACCAATTTTTATTTGAACGCTGTTTAGATTTTTTATATTTTCTTGTAATTCAGCTAATTCTTTTTTTGCTATTTTTTTTGCCATTTTATTAAATTTTAGTTTTCTTTTATATTATCACGCAATTGTCACGTTTTTTACTTCTTTTTTGGTTCAGCTATAAACCAGTCTTTGTACATTTCTCGTTTTTTAAGTATGTATTGCAAGTATTTATCTATTTTTTCTTTCCAATTTTTGTCTACAGCTGGGTTTATAATACCAGACTTTGGGCTTGAAAAACATTTATTGATATAATTCTTAATATCATGCTGATTATCAAGCAAATGATTGTTAATACAGTAAAAAGATCCCATTTGTATATTATTCCAAACATCAATAGGTTCTATTTTTTTACCTAAAACAGCCGCGTATATCATACTTTCACTAATATGTGTTGTGTATACGTTATTTGCTTTTTGCAGATAATAATACATATCTATATCCCTTGGTAATATATTACTATCGCCAAAAAAATCTTTTAACTCACCAATAATTTGATGCGTTGTTATAGGATGTGGCTTAAAATACATGTTATTACCATGTTTATTTGCTAAAAACTTTAATCTGTTTAAACAAATATTGGATTTTACTTTATTTGAGCCAGGTAATATAACAATATTATCTTTCGGCTCATATTGATCAAATTTAGAGTTTCTATCTTGATACTTGTTAGCATTTTTACTCATAATATTTTCAATTAAATAAGATGAGTAATCAACAACTTCGCAGTCGTCAGCGTAAGCATCAATCATTTGAGCATACCTAAGCTTCGTGTTTAAAGGTTGCATATAAAAACTAGTAGCAAACTCAGTGTATGCTAAAGTTTTAAAATAAGGCATTTCATCAGCCATAACATCATAGCTAAACTCAATACCAGCCTCAGTACACTTTCTTATAAAGTATCCTTCTACTTGTTCTAAACTTTCAAGTTTTTTATTTTTTTTGAGATGGCCAATTCTTTTGTCCAACTCACGTCTGTTAAACATTTCCATATAATTAAATTTAATTTATTAGTATTATAATAGTTACACGTTTTTGCGCTTTTCTACCTTTCAAATGACACGTCACCTAATTGACCAAAATTACTAGGATCACCATCGTACCAGTTTGTATTAGTTTGAAACGTAGTGGTAGTACTAGTATTAAATACAGTCGTAGTGTTAAATATTGTAGTAGTACTCTTTGTTGTCTCAAAAATTGTTGTTGTACTCTTACTTGTACTAAAAGTTGTCTGTGTGGTCCTAGTAGTATTAAACGTCGTTGTAGTATTCCTAGATGTACTTATAGTTGTGCTTCTACTTGTATTAAAAGTGGTAGTAGTACTAGTGTTAAACGTAGTCGTAGTATTAGTACTAGTATTATAATTCGTAGTAGTAGATTTAGTTGTATTAAACGTTGTGGTTGTATTTCTACTAGTACTAACTGTAGTCGATCTACTAGTTTCAAACGTAGTTGTTGTTGATGTATTAAATACAGTTGTTGTACTCCTGCTAGTATTAAACGTGGTTGTAGTAGACTTAGTTGTATTGAAAGTCGTAGTAGTATTTCTAGACGTACTAATCGTAGTTGACCTACTAGTTTCAAAAGTAGTTGTGGTACTCGTATTAAAAGTAGTAGTTGTGTTAGTACTAGTTTGAAACGTTGTAGTTGTAGACTTACTCGTGTTAAATATTGTAGTGGTAGACCTTGACGTGCTTATAGTTGTAACCCTACTTGTGTTAAAAGTAGTGGTTGTAGATGTATTAAATACCGTAGTAGTACTCTTAGAGGTATTAAACGTCGTGGTAGTATTCTTACTAGTATTAAACGTTGTAGTCGTGTTTCTGCTAGTAGAAACCGTAGTAGATCTACTAGTATTAAACGTGGTCGTTGTGCTAGTATTAAATGTTGTAGTCGTATTTTTACTAGTATTAAATGTCGTTGTTGTATTTCTACTAGTTGATACAGTTGTTGATCTACTAGTATTAAATGTCGTTGTTGTAGACGTGTTAAAAGTAGTAGTTGTTGATTTACTTGTAGCATATACCGTAGTAGTGTTTCTACTTGTGCTAATAGTTGTAGATCTTGATGTGTTAAACGTAGTGGTTGTACTTGTGTTGAACACTGTAGTAGTTGATTTACTAGTAGCAAAAGTAGTCTGTGTAGTTCTAGTGGTATTAAAAGTAGTCGTAGTGTTTCTGCTTGTACTTACTGTAGTAGACCTAGATGTATTAAATGTAGTGGTCGTACTTGTATTAAATACAGTTGTTGTATTTCTACTAGTGGCAAATGTAGTTTGTGTTGACCTAGTAGTATTAAAAGTTGTTGTTGTGTTTCTACTCGTGCTTACAGTAGTTGATCTAGATGTGTTGAAAGTTGTAGTAGTAGAAGTATTGAAAACTGTAGTAGTACTTTTA